GCGAGGTCAACAATGAAGACTAAGCTCAACCTTGATCGTATTATTGAGGAACATTCTAATGAATACTACTGTGCATTCTGTGTTAAACCGCATAACCCAAAAAATCAGTGCTGTGATGATTCGTTTTTTATCTTATTTCGAGATTTGGACACCGACACTCAGCATCAACGAGCGGCAGAAATTGCGGCAAAAGGCGGCTAAACGAATCAAGCAACAGCCAAAGGTACAACGGGTGGTTATGCCATCCAAACCAATCACCGACCCTGAATTTGGGTATGTGAACTCAGCCCTGACAGATGTTCAGGCAACATGGAAGAAGCATTCAACAGGAGTAAAAAATGCTGGATTATTCGACAATCCTAATGCGGATAGAAAGAACAACAAAGAGTCTAGAGGAGAAGTGCCTACACAAAAAATACGCAGGGTTCAGTAACGACCTTGCTCAAATTCACAGTGACTTGACGTTACTAGGAATGTGGGCAATGAGTCAAGAAGCAAGAGATATTTTTAACGATTTAATGGGAGTTGAGGAATGAATCAAGAACAGGTGTTAAGTCTTCTCAGTAAGAATGTCAATGAACATACTGAGAAAAAAGGAAAATTGACATATCTTTCATGGGCGTGGGCGTGGGCTGAAGCACTCAAAGCAGATGCTGATGCAACTTACAAGATTGAGATGTTTGGTGACAAGTGTTTCATGGACATAAACGGCACTGCAATGGTGTTCGTAACAGTCACAATGTTTGGCAAACCAATGACTTGCCAACTTCCAGTAATGAACCATCTTAATAAAGCAATCATTGATCCTGACGCTTTTGCAGTGAATACTGCAATCATGCGCTGCATGACCAAAGGATTGGCCTTACATGGACTTGGGATGTACATTTATTCTGGAGAAGATTTGCCAGAGGGTGAATCTGACTTAGATGTAAACGTAATGATTGACCACTTGGCGGCTATTGATGCTGCTTCAACCCTTGAGGAACTGAAAGATGCTTATACAACTGCTTACACTGCTTGCGGTGCTGATAAAAGCTGGCAAAAGAAAGTAATTGATGCAAAAGATAAGCGTAAAGGAGCATTGAAATGAAAGTTAAAACAACCGCCCACATTCACTATTGCAAATACGATTGGGATACCGAAGGCAAGTTTGAAGTTCTCAGTTTTAAAGCTGAAGACGACAATTACAGAACCTATGTAGGCGAACAAGAAATTGAAATTGACGTACCTGATGACTATGACCCACGGGGACAGAAAATTGCCGCTTTGGAGAAACAAAAGCAAAAGGTCATGGCTGAGTATCAAAAGACCGTGACTGAAATCAATGAGCGCATCAACAAACTGCAAGCATTGGAGTACACAAATGAATAACCCACCAGCATTTCCAGTTCCTTTTGAATGGAACAATGAGTTAATTCAATACGTTGGCATGACCTTGCGTGACTACTTTGCGGCAAAGGCTATGCAAGCAATTTTGACAAGCCCAAGTTGGATGGAAAATAAACCAAGTACGCTTGCCAAGATGTCGTATGAAATAGCAGACGCAATGTTGAAAGCGAGGACAGAATGAGTGAAGATGAATTAAGAGAACACCTTATACAAGGGTCTGATGAATGGAAACAAAGCAGAATAGGCAAAGCAACTGCTTCTCGTATCTCTGACATTGTTGCTAAGACAAAGACAGGCTACAGCACAAGCAGAGCAAACTACATGGCGCAACTGGTAGTCGAGCGTATGACCAACCAAGTGGCAGAGTCCTACAGCAATGCTGCTATGGAGTGGGGCATCGAAAACGAGGAATTTGCTCGTGCCGCATACGAGGCTAAAACAGGCAATATGGTCGATCAGGTAGGTGCTATTGACCACCCAAGGATTGCACTGTCTGCTGCCTCTCCTGATGGCCTTGTGGGTGATGATGGGTGCTTAGAGATCAAGTGTCCCAACACTGCCACACACATTGAAACCCTTTTGGGTGACGAGCCAGCAAAGAAGTATTACGACCAGATGCAGTGGCAAATGGTTTGTGCAAACAGAAGTTGGTGCGACTTTGTGAGTTTCGACCCACGAATGCCAGCGCACTTACAACTGTTTGTCAAAAGAATCGAGCGCAATGATATTTATATTGCAGAACTCGAAAGTGAGGTTATCCGCTTCTTGGCTGAATTGGATGACAAGGTTAAAAAACTCAATGAAATCAAGGTGTAAATATGGAACAGATAAAAGTTACAGACCCGTGGGTTAATCGTTCAGAGGGTATGCGGTGCAAGACTTGTATTTGGTTTGTGCCAAAACAGACAGAGGCAAAAATTGGCTACGACTTAGGTCGATGCCGCCGTCATGCCCCAACAATGGGCGGGTATCCAGTAGTCTATGTAAATGACTGGTGTGGCGATCATCGAATTGACGAAAACAAAATTTAAATAAGGAATTGATATGGAACAGCGTGATAACTCAGGTGTGCTTTTTAAAGAGCAAGACAAAAAAACTCCCAATCATCCCGATTACAAAGGGAACATTATGGTCAATGGGCAAGCCTATTGGCTTTCAGCATGGATTAAAGAGGGTAAGAACGGCAAGTTCATGGGGTTAGCAGTCAGTCCTAAAGAAGAACAAGCAGCACAGCCAGCTAAGGCCAAGCCTAAAGCTGGTTTTGATGACTTGGACAGCGATCTGCCTTTTTGATGTAACTTAATGGGGAAAGCGTAAGTGAGTACCCACTAACTTTGATAGGAGTTGATATGACTTTAAGTTTTGTAGAACGTAAACAGATATGGTGGAATTGGCATAAAGAAAACCCACATGTGTGGCAATACTTTGAAAAGTTTGCATTAGAAGCAGTTGCCAATGGGCATAAAAAGGTCAGTCATTGGCTGATAATCAACAGAATTAGGTGGGAAGTCACCATAGTCACTACTGGTTCAGACTTCAAAATTAGTAACGATTACATTGCTTTTTATGCAAGACTCTGGAAAGCAAAATACCCTGAACACAAGGACTTGTTTAACACTAAACACATGATCGGAGAACCAAGATGATTGCAAATGTTTTGTCCCTGCTTTTCCTTTTGTCAATTGGTGGAGGAGTCCTTATATTTGGAATATGGGTCTTCCTCCACTTCCTTGACGATTAGGCGTGTAGACCATTCAAATACTGCGTCTTTCCTGCAACCTTGACAGCAGTCAACTCTTGATTCTTCAGGTTGTTGGGGTCATACGACACATGAACCCATCCACTATCGGGTATACCCTGTGTGTAAAACTCTAGAATCAATTGAGTGTAATCAAGGTTGTCCATGATCCACTGTGCGAGGTCAGCGTTGGCAACGCCAGCTATCTCAATGTCAGCAGCCTGACCCTTGCAATGGTCTGATGTTTTAGAGCCACCAACAGCCGCATTAGACTCTGGAGAGCGATAACCTGAGTTCACGGTAACAGACTTGCCGAAATGCTCTCTAACAGGCTGTAAGACGTTCTCACACAATGCTTTGAGGTTCTCAATGGTTGCTTCATCAGGCGTGTTGTCCAGACCCAAACGAGTGGCAGTGTCGGACTTGGTGAGTTCTTTCAGGGTAAAGTTGGCAGATAAGTTCATGGTTTGACTTTCAAGGTTTGGAGGGCTTCGTTGTAGAGGGAGACACAGGTTGCAAGTTTTCTGATGGCGGCATCTCCTTCGTCTGTGATGGCGATAAGAGCTTTAGAAGTCTCTCCGTCAATCTCGGCTGATGCACTTCCTGAGTTATCTCCGCTGGTAACGGGGGCATCTGAGGAGGCTTGTACGGCGCACTCTGAGGCTTTGACAGCGACCCGCAACCGCAAAGCACCACTGTCAATATCACTATTGCGCTTTTGCTGTAAAAGTTTAGCATTTTGATTTGCCTTTTGGAGTTTTAAAGATTGGTTCTGAACAGCAGTAATGAGGACTTGCTCCTTTTGCCTTGCGTCCTCATTAAGCGCAGCAATCTCAAGTTTTTGACGATCATTCTCGTCATTTGTTCCCTTGAGATAACCCGTGCCAAATGAACTCGCTACCGCCAAAAGGATGCCTAAAAGTACCCAAGGGTTAAACAGGCTCATGGCTTTGGGGGTTCATCATTGTCAACAGCCTCTGCCTTTGCTGTAGCAGTTGCTATTGCTTTAACACCAGACCTGCCAGCAACACCACCCAAAACACCTGTGATAAACACCATAATGGTGGAAATCTGTTGTGTATATACCTTGTCAATGGGAGCCATACCAGCCATAGGCTGAGTGACGTAGGTCAAAGCATAGAGAAACATGGCTACCGATCCAAGCAGAATCAGCATCAAACAAACAATCACAAACGCCCATACCCTAGCTTCAATATCGTCAGCAGTCATACGACTATTTTTGTTCATCACGATTGTTGGCATTACTTTTTCTCCTGTTCAGGTTTGACTAACATTTCAGGGCAAGTGCCTGTAGCAGTACAAATAGGGGGCTTGCACTCAGCATTTTGCCAGTTCTGAGGGTCTTGGCAAGGATATCTAAAACGATCCTGACAAGCGGTTAACAAAACTAGCGTTATCAATAAGAATATTTTCATTTATCTTTTTCCCTTTCCTTTTGTTCAATCTCATGCCGCATTTTCTCGAGCTTCTCCACCTGCGAATTGACCTTATTCTTAGCTTCTAAGATGTCAAGATAAATAAACCCCATGACAGGCAGCAACAAGGC